GACATGATAAATTACTTACAAAGTCGTAATACTCATTGTCTTCGGTGTCGTGATCACCACCCCATATTAATTCTGTATTACAGTGCCAACATTTCATTTAATCATTCCCCAGGAATTTTTTTTCTTTTTTATTTCTTCTTTCACTTCTTCAGGATAGTCTCTATCAATTGCCATGTCAATATAATGTTTTGCTTTTAACAAATCTTCTTTCTGGTTTTTTTGTTTGTGGCGACATAAATATTTAATTGCATTTCCCTCTGCAAACGGAATATTATTTCTGTTAATAAATTCTGAAGGTTGAATCGCCATAGATTTATAGTGATCGCCGCCTACTTGCTTTTTATATATTTCATCTTTCATTGGCACACTCCTCAATTAATTTTTGAATATATTCTTCATGCCTTCTTGCTTTAACTTCTGGTCTTTGACCATATGCTTTATCCCATGCTTTACCTTTAGGACTTTGTCTCCATTTTTTTCTAGCTCGTTTTCTACTTTCAGCGTAAGGATGTGTCATATTTTAAATAAAATATTTCCTGATACAGTTATTCTGTAATCATTACTGGTATAAAAAGGACTCACATAATGCATTTGTGATGCATCAAACATAAGCATTTTACCTTCGAAAGTTTTATCAACAGCTAAAGCATGCGCTGCAAGAGGGCCTTGTGGAGTTGGATTTATAAGTCCAAATTTAGATGCTTGACCTTTTCCAAATACATCTGGAAAATATTTTTCTTCTTCTTTTAAATCGTAAGGAATTTGTACAAAAATAACAAACGATAATACACTTGAATGAACATGCGGAGGATTAAATTCATATTTTTTTTGAAAATTACACCATAAGGAATGAATATATAAAGGAGCATTTTTTGATAAAACACCTATGTTTTTCCAAGCATCATAAAGGGGGGATGTTCCACAGCATTTTAATATATATTGTGCAAACGATTCACTGATTTTATCTATATAATATTCTTCCTTGAGGTGACCTACTACATCATTATTAAACAATTCTTGTCGCTTGGCTTCATGAGACGCAGCTTTTATCCATTCAAATTGATCTTTTGGTAATTCAAAACTACCTATTTGAAGTTTATCTGTAAATTTTTTAGTTTGTTCCCAATTATTCATATTACAAATCCTTTATTGTATTGTTTAGGTTCTATAATATGTAAATTTTCTTTTGTTCTTGTAGCCCCTACATAAAATAATCTATTTTCATCATCAGGATTTCTTTCATAACCTTCCATAGTTGTTCTGGTAAGATCAGTAAGAAGAACCACATTCTGTGCTTCCCCTCCTTTAGCTGCATGAATAGTAGATAACTCTATTCTTGGCTTTTTATTTAATTGTTCTCCATTAGCTCTCATCTTTCTTAAATATTCTATTCTTGTAGTTCCTGCATCCTCTAAGGATTCATACCAAACTTTTTTAGTCTTTAATCCATAATCATTTGTAAGTTGATCTATTCCATAAAAAGATCCTTTAGTCATACCTTTTATTTTCTCTTTTTCCCAATGATTGGGTCCCATATATTTAGAAATTTTTTCTATTTGTTTATAAGATAATAACTGACCTTGTCTTAAATGTTCCCAATCGGTAGCTGCTTCTTGTAAATCCTTTTCATAATTTCTTTTGTATCTATTTTCATAATACAAACCTTTACGATATAGAACATCTTCTATTTCTTTTAGCATAAACTTAGTTCTTGCTAAGACTAACCAATCTCCTTTAGACATATCCACAGAATCAACATCAAAATGTCTATGCAAACTTCCTTGCGCAGTTCTAGGTTGCCAGGTTTTATCTATTCTATTTCTAATTCTATTTATAATACCCATAGCAAGTCTATGAACTTTCATTGGAATTCTATGAGATTGTATTAAGGGGAGGTTAATCATTTGATCTTTTAAAGCAATAAAAGAATCAACATCTGCACCAGCCCACTTAAATATAGCTTGATCATCATCCCCCGCAATAAAAGTATCTCCTGTTTTATTCCAAATAGTTTTGGCCATATCCCATTGCATCAATGATAAATCTTGAGCTTCATCAACAAATATTACATCAAATTTGGGAGATAAATCTGACTTAATAAAATTTAAAATCATGTCATTAAAATCAATTAAGTTATATTCTTTCTTATATCTTTTTAATTCATTATAAATAATATTCAACTTATCTAATTCTAAATCTTGCGTGTGTTCTCTTCTATTATACTGTTGTTCGGGTGTTATATTTCTTAATTGAGCTAATTGTATAATTTGAAGATATTCACTATCAGAAGTAAATATACCATGATCCTCTTGGTGTTCTGCATAAGATACTGGAAAACCTAATTTTTTTCCTAAATCTCTGTAATGTCTAGGTTGCATTACTTGATCTTTTTTAAGTCCAAGTTTTCTAAATGCTAATGAGTGCAGTGTTCTAAAGTATGGAAGATCATCTTCTGTTAAATTAAATTTTTTTATGGCTTCATCTCTAGCATGGTATGCAGCTTTTTGAGTAAAAGCAAAATAACCTACTTTATCAGGATCAGTTTGTTTAAGATAGTCATCAACTTTATTTAATAAAGTTGTAGTCTTACCCGTACCTGGTGGTCCTAATACTATTGTTTTCATATTTTTCTAAAAAAATTTCTCCATATAGCTGATCTAATAATTGAAACTACAGTAAATATTAACGCAATATGTAAACTATCCCATATTGTTGGATACAAACCAAAGAATGGAAAGATATATAATTGAATAAGGATTGCTAAAATTAATCCACTCCCTACATCAATAAAACTTTCTATAAAACATCTCTTGATCATTAAAAGACATCCTTAGGTTTTAATTCTTTTTGAACATAATCATCTTTTTTCTTATCAAACTGTTTTACTGTAAAAACAGAAACTCTTTCTTTACCTACTCTTTTTTTATCATCACAACTACAGTGATCTTTTAACATTTGTGCTGTCCTCTGATAATTTATTTCCCATCTTTGTCTAACTAAAAATTTACTGTAAAACATACTAAAAACAAAATGATGGTAACCTCCATTAGTCCATACACCACCTTTTTTAAGATCATTAACGTCTGAACCTATATGTCTATTTAAACAAAACTCTTCTAAATGATTTCTCAATTGATCTGCAGTTGTCACACCTTCAGGCGGTTCCACAGGTTCGTGATTCTTCATCAATGGATTTATTATCATGTCCCAATCTTTTGGTTTTACTGTTGGTGGTTTAAAGTCCAACTGTTCCATACATGCTTCCTGGAATAGACTTTGTTGTTTTAAAAATTTTACATTCTCCAGGTGTAATCTTTCTCCATCAACGTTTAGATAATAATAAGGTTTTTCTAATTTAATTTTTTGTAAATCAGTTAATGCAGGAAATACTATTTCTTCTCCTATTCCAAACTTTCTACTTCTACATAACTTCTTATCACATAGATTGCACATAGGAGTATCATTACATTTATATCCCCATTCTTTTTTATCATGCTGATTTTTTATAACATCTAATTCTTTTTCACTTAAAGGTACTACTGTAGCTGTATCATTAAATAAAGTAAGTTTAGTTTTCCATTCTGATGGCCATTTCTTTTTAGCATAAACACTATAATGAAACATAGCATTATTACGTCCCCCATTTTCTGGAATTTTATTCATCGCCATTAATTCTATACATGGAGGCCCGTCAGAAAATTCTGACTGAGGCCTCTGTATTTTTATGAGACCCACATCTAGTTGTTTTTTATTATTAAATATCTCATAAAATTCTTCTAAAGTTGCGGCTGTACCATCATCTTTAAATGCATATCTTGTTGTATCATCGCCGTTAAAATAGGGTAAATTTAAAAAGTTTCCTGTATCATCATCTGATTTCAATTGAATTTGTTTTGGAAATACTTCTGATCCGCCGTAGCCTAGTAGTGTCTTTATCTCTGTAAGTTTATCTCTCATTCTTTCTGCAGCTACAGGTTTTTCTGAGAAGAGAAAAACATGAGCACCCCCACTCTTTGACCTACAAACTACTAATGGTAGATTAAAATGTTTTATTTGATTAATTAATTTTTTATGATCGAACCCTACATAAGAATCTATATCTACACATCCCCATACACATTGATTTTCTTCATTGATTGGAATAATTCCTAGACTTTGTGAACCTTGTAAATGTTGTAACCATAATTCATCTGTTACGGGTTGTCTTACTACAAAAGATTGACCTTTTATTTTTCCCGTCTGTCCATTAGTTGTAGCTATCTTAGTACAACCATGAGCTCTTTCTAGCCCCTTAAATATATTTTTAAAATTTTCTATCATACCTTTTTAAGTGGGCGTTTCCACTCTCGCTTAGACGCCCACTACCTAGGATTCTATTAGTATGGTGAATCTGATTTTGATTCTTCGCCGTGTTTAACTTTTACTAAACCTTTTGTATTTTTTTCTGCAAAGTTTTTAGCTATTTGATAAACACCTTTATCGGTAACGGGACCAACTTTTGTTACATCCCATCCAAACCATGTTCCTTTGTCATTAGACATCTGAACAGTTTTTAGATTATAAATGTGGCTATATGTTGGCGGCGTGAATAAGCCATTTTTCCCTTGTAGCTTAAGACCCATCATAATTGAATTCCATTTACGACTAATTTTTAATTGAGTCGCTTTCATAGAAATCAATGCTGTAGATGGAGTTTTACCCATAAGAATCACAAAGTGATTAGCAGTGTTTTCCAGATAATTACCATTTGGTAATCTATCTTTCCACGATTTATCACGAGTAGCTGTACTAATGATATCGCTATCTGCGCTATGGATTGCTACAGGAGCACCAGTGCTTTGACCTCTGTCTTGCCATTCGACATATTGTCTTTCATAATGGACGGGTATAATATTTATACCTTTGGCTCCATCATAAAGCTCTTTGGTTACACTGTTTACAATCATTCCAGGTTCTGCACCGTCAATAAACTTGGCATTTTGTTTATTAACTTCTGGAGATAATTGTCCCAATACTTTCAGAAATGGTAATGCAAGATCATCTTGCGTCATATTCTGAGAGCCTGCATTTGCATCAGCTTCGAATAAATTCGTAGACAATGCACCTGCTTCTTCTTTTCTTTGTACTTGGTTCATGTTTATTTGTTCCTTTTTATAGTTGTTTTATTTCCAACAAATATGTTGAAAAGTTCCGTTGGCATTTCTTTACCTGCCTCAATACGCTCACGGACTAACGCTTTAAGAGTCATGGGCT